ATCTTCTCGTTCTTCGCGTCGATCTTGTCTGCACAGAGCTGGTCGAGCACGCGCTGGAAGCCTGCGTTCTGGCTCGCGATTACGTCGCGGAGTCCTTCGTTCGTCGCCGTTCTGGTCGCGCATTCCTCGGTAGCTATTGTGTACTTCAGGCCCTCTATACCGGATTTCAGGTCGCAGCAGCACGAAGCGAGCTGGCTCTGTACTCCGTTGAAGCCCTGGGACGTCGCGGTCTGGAGTGCGAATGCCTGCTGCATGTCCGCCATCTGTCTCGCGCTCGCGTTCGCTTCTACTCCTGCGAAGCCGTTGCACAGGCTGGACTGGATATCCGCGCAGCAGTTACACAACTGTGTCGCCGTATTGCCAAATCCTGCAGTCACAGCCGCCTGGATATTACCGAGGCCGCCGGTTATCGCTGCCTGATCGAAGCCGCGCTGTACGCTCGCTCCCGAGTCGGCGTTAAGGATATAGGGAATAGCCCCGCCTGCACCCGAGTTTGCGCCTCCGTTGTTTCCGTAGCCGTTGCCCCATCCGCAGATGATCAGAATAAAGAGGATTATGACCCACCATCCGTTGCCCGCGTCTCCGAAGCCCGAGCTGTTGTTGTTACCTCCGCCGCAATTATACATTCCGGCGGGCTGCACCAGCATAGTGGTGTTGGTGCAATCGTCTGTCAATGCCATGTGTGAAAACTCCTTTCATTAAATGTGTTTATATCAGCGCCCCTGTGGCGCGTGATATCACTTCATGTTTCCCATCATCTGGGAGATGCCCCGCGCCATCTGCACGGCCTGGTCGTACTGTGTCTGCGTTATCGCTCCGCTGTTCAGCATCTGCTGTACCTGCGCGCGCGGGTCGCCCTTGTATGACGACATAAACTGTCTGAGCTGTCCTATCAGCTGCATGGGGTTGTTCGTTCCAATTCTGCCCATGAGGGCGTTAAGCATCGGGTTCATTTGCCTTTTCTCCCTTCTTCGTCACGATATCGTTTGACGCAAGTTCCTTGAATTTCTTCTCGACCTCGGCACGGAACGCGCTGAAATCGTCTTCTTTCACATAGATTCCCGCGTCGGGGGATGGTATGTGTATCGGGCTCTCTGCGTCGCGTACCTTGTAGTCTATGATCTTCATGCTCGGCATGCCGCTCGCGTCCGCCGACTTTAGATATATCACGTAGTTCTCCGAATCCCACAATTGCACCGTAGTGTTCGGCGCTACCAAATACGACTTGGCTCCCGCCTCGCCCTGTACCCATATGATGCCCTGAGGCGTCGTAGGTGACGGTAACGGGGCCTGAATTTGTGGCTGTGGGCTCGCCTGCTGCATCGGTCCAATTTGTGGTACCTGCCCTATTTGTCCCATCTGGCCCATCTGTCCCATCTGTCCCATCTGTCCCATAGTAGGCGCGTAAAATCCGCCCACGGGCTGGTACGTCATAGGAAATCCGTTGTTAAAAGCCATAAGTCATCAGTCCTTTCTATACCATACGTATATCGGGCACTCCTCTCCGCTGTCCCAGCTGTCGAAGTAGTCCCCGTCCTTTACTGTCACGACGTGTCCGCCGAGGCCGAGGACGTACGTCCCACGGGAATAGTCGCGGCAGAAGTCCCGGACCGTATAGCCGTCGGGACAGTTGTTAGGTATTGCCGTCTTGTAGAATCCCTCGCGCCGTAGCACTGCTCCCCATACGCTGTCTGACGACGGCATGTCTCCCATCGCGAACCCGGCCGTCGCTATAAGCTCGTAGGCGTGTTCCCAGTCGATTTTTAGCGCCTTCGAGACCGCCCTGACGGCACAGTCTCCGACGCTTCGTCCCGTAGGATTCGGGTTGTAGCGTATCCACATCGTAGTTTCGTCGCTCCTTTCCTTGTGTCTATATTATACCACAATTTGGAGGTCCACAAATACCGCTAAAATACGGCCGTAGAACGACGAAAGTGCCGCGGGAGTATCATTACTCCAGCGGCACTAAAAACGGCCTCCTGAATTGATCCAGGGGGCCGTTTCGCTATATTATTTTGCATATCTTGTCGAGTATCTTCCCGTGCCTTCGTTTTACCGATGATATCGAATATCCCAACGTGTCGGCGATGAAGTCCCATGTCTTCTGTTCCTCGTAACGGAGTCGCATCAGTTCCCTGTCGTCAGGGCCGATGTTTACCGCGTCGAGCAGGTCCTTCAGCTCCGACCGTTTCGGTATCGCGTTCAGCGCGTTTCTCGTGTCGACGTTCCTCGTATGGGGCATGTCGATCGCCCCCTTACATGTAACGACCGCAAGCCTTGCATCGCTTGTTCTTACCGGTGCCTTTCTTGCGGAGGTAGGTTCGGGTCGTCTTCTTGGTGTACTTTACGTATGCCTTCCCCATTACTCGTCACCCGCCCCTTCGTTGTGTACGGCGCTGTCGTTGTACTGGTCGCCGCTCACGAAGTTGTTTCCGTTGCCTTCGGTGATTATGCTGTATGTTTCTTCTTCTGTCTCGGCAGACACTTCCCAGCTTAGCCGCTCCACGATAAGTGCGACGTTTCCCGCTATAGATATGAAGAGTAGCACGGTGACGATTATGAGCAACGTCAGCATCTTCTTAGCGTTGCTGAGCTCCCTGCGTACCACTTCCACGATTACCTCGTCAATAGTTTTATTGTTTTCCATACGTTACCTCCCGGCGTACTTACGCCATGTCGTCCACGATGGCCTGAATTGCATCGTAGTTGTATCCCGCTTCCTCGATCCTCTTTCTGCGATCGGATCCGTTGCCCCACTTGCCCTGCCATACCTCGCGGGCGATCTCCTCGTTTGTCTTGAGGGGTCCGTCCATGCAGTTGACGATCTTCTGGATCTCGTTGTAGTCGTAGCCTGCCGCGGTGATCAGCTTCTTGCGCGTGTCTCCATTGCCCCACTTGCCGAGCCATATTTCGTTCGCGATCTCCTGGTTAGACTTCTTGGGGTCGTGTGCCTCCTGCGTGTCATCAGCGTCGGGTACTTCCGTCTTGGACGTACCGAATCCGTTGAGGCCGAGTGACTTTATCACCTCGGGGTAGTTGCCTACGTAGCAGAGGTCTCCGTCTACGTTTATTCCGTTGAGGCGAACGATGCCCGTCTGCCATACCTGCACGTCGCCTGCTGGCAGCTTGGGCTTGTACTTGCCGAGCTTATCCGACAACGTGTCGGGGTTCTGAGGCGTGACGTTGTACGGCCATGCTGCAACCCATGCTGCGTACCTCTCGGGGATGCTCTTGTCGAACTCGGCCTGGTACCAGGATTTCGCGGAATATACTCCCACGAAGTACCCCGCAGCCTCGACCCTATCAAGTACCGTCTTGATGATATTCGTGAGAGCGGTCTTGTTGAGGTCGCACTGTGCCTTGGTCTCCACGTCGTAGAATACGGGAAGGTCGAATCTCTTGCCCTTCATCAGTCCGAGCCAGTAGTCCGCCTCCTGCTTGGCACGGGTGGTAGTTGTGGCCGCTCCGAAGAAGTAGCAGCCCTTGGGAGTGCCCGTCCTCTCGCACTGTGCATAGAGGTCATCGAAAGCGCTGTCCTTATAAAAGGGAGCGTATCCGTCGCCGCCTCCGATCTTGAGGATCACGCCTTTGACGCCGTGATCTCTTACCGCGCGCGCGATGTCAAGTCCCTTCTGGTATGCCGATATGTCGATTACGAGGTATCCCTCGTCAGTGAATTTCAGATTTGCCATGTCGATAGCCCTCCTACTTCTTGTTCGTCTTGTTGTACTGGGCGTTGCTTATCATCAGCATCGTACCGAGGCACGTGTCTATTGCTGTGATAGTTCCGACTACCTGCTCCCCGTAGGGAAGGCCCCAGATGCTGGAAAGTGCGAAATAGAGCGTCCCGAGTGCGGGAAGCGCTATCTGCGCCACGTATTTCAGTATGTCGTATACCTTGTTGCTCATGATTTATGCTCCCTTCTGCTCTATTTCCTTACGTACGTCCTCGAGCCGTCTTGTCAGGGTGTCCACGTCCCGTCGGAGCGACTCTACCTTCTCCTCGAGGCTCGGCGTCTTGCTCGCGAGCTTCTTGATCTCGTCAACGTCGCGCTGGAGATCCTCGAGCTTGGCGGAGGTTACGGCCAGCGACGTAGTCAGAGTGTTCTCGATCTTCGCGTTGATCTGCCGCCCCGATGCGATGTTCGTGATTATCACACCGAGTATTGAACATGCACCCGTTATCAGCGCCACTATGATCGTTGAATCCGTCATATTATCACCTCCGGGATCTACTCTTTCTGTAATTATACCACAAAATACGCGGTATGTCAATAGGTTTTTTGTGGAAAATCAGAAAATTCCTATGATTTTTAGGTTTGAAACGTTAGTGTTGGTGTATATGTAGTTTTGTCCTGTGGAAAGAACTTTTTTAAGGTATGGAACGTCATCAAAACCATACGCCCAGGATACTGCGGTATTAAACTGTGTTGCTGTTACGTCGACATATTTGGGCACATAATTTGAATTGCTGTCATCCAATTGCCAGTTACTAATAGAGACGCTGAATTGGAGAAATGTGGTATTCAAGGCATAGTTATAAGAATTGTTGGATCCATAAAGATTATAATCTTGGATAAGGCCATTTCCACTTTCATTTTTCGTAAATGTCAAAGATATTCCGTTAGCAGCTTGGTCAGAATTGTCGTATGTACCGGGATATGGAAATTCGACAGGCCATTTGAACGTTATAATCATTTTCTTCAAATTTGGCCATGAAATAGAGCCTGTAGCAGGGAGCTTTATTGTTTTGATCATATCGTATAGGTTAGTCGACGAAGTGGACGACGCGAGGATCTTGATGAATGGTGCCGACGCTACGGACTTGTATTCAGTGTCGAAACGCGCTGTGCGTTCCTTCAGCGCGGTCACCTGTCCATCCAGGGACGACGCCTCAGTTCCTGCCTGCTTGACAGTATCGAGCGCCGCGTTGAGGTCGTCCAGAATGTCTAATATCGTCTGGTCTATTTTCGAGGATATATTTGCGAACCATGCGTCGTACTTCGCCTGCTCATCTGTGCCCAGTGCGGACATGTACGTCCTGAACGTATTCGCCACCTCCGAGATGTTAGTCTCGTCTATGCTGCAGCGCATGAACCCACACAATACCCCATCCTCCCTCGTGTCGGTGATGTCCTCCGGGAGCACGTTGTTTCTCTCCGCCTTGTCTGGGCAGCGTACACGGGCTATCACGAGCTGCCATCGGGAATTCTCGCGAACGGGGTCATTCGCGTCCCCGGAAGCTGGGCCGTCGGTTGTCACTATCATGTCGCGGGTGTCCCTGTCGGTGTTGAATTCGATCACGATATTTTTGACAACGTACGATCCCGTTCCGGAGAACTCCGGGATCTCTATCGTAACGGGCTCACGCATTACCTTGATAGCGCCGTTTATGAACGCGACGCCGGGCGACACGGTGACGTTTCGGCCTCCGGCCGATGACACGGAGAATCCATACCCGCCGTTCTCGTCCTTGACGATTCCGTTGGAGAAGAATCTGTGGCACCATTCGCGGAACGACTCCGCACCGTACTGTCTGTCGTTGTCCTTCGAATCGAAAAACATTCCATAATCTGACATGTCTGGATCTCCTTTCTTATCGTGCGAGAAGCACTTGGACCGATTTTATTGTGAACGGGACGTCAGGGGCGCTGATATTGGAACAAGCTGCGTTGAAGTCCGTGACACTGCCATATGTTCTTGGCTGGATTCCTGCACTTGTAAATGTGCTGAGCTGAGTTATATTTCCGGTATTATCTGCGGATGTGTCAGAAGTGGAGTTTGCGCCATAATGGAACTCCTTCAGCAGAGCCTTGATCGATATCTGAGACAACGTCCAGTTTCCAGATGCTGTGTCTTGGCTGAACGTGATGTCCATGTGGTTGACGAGGAGCGCGAAATATCCGCGATAGTATCGTTTACTGTTATTGGTATAAGAGCTAGCCTTGGCACTATTTATCCCTCCCCATGCCTTGAACACGTTGGTTCGCGTACCGTCAGTCCCGTAGTCGCGCATGGCGAATATCGTAGCGCGTCCACCGTCATAAAAGCATGAGTTTTTTCCCAAAGTCCCAGGAACCTTTACGGTCAATATCATAAAGTCGGCCCTATCGTAGTCAGAATTCTTGATCGTTATGGCGTCTCCCTTGTCGACGTCCATGAACAGAGAGTCGGCGGCGCTGCCAGACTCTATAATGCTGTCCATGGTCCCGATTAGTGTTGTTATATCGCTGCTTATCTTTGGTATGTCGACGTTTCTTACCTGGTTCGAGTACGCGTTCGCATCCGCCACTATTCTCTCTATTTTAGCCTTATCCTCGTCCGTGATGCTCGCGTTTGGAACGTATGTCGTCTCGTACCATTCGTCGAACTCCGCGAGGTACTCGTCAAGTTCATCCGCCTGGCGGGCCGAGAACATTCGTGTTACCTGTGTGAAGTCTACCTCACGGTTACGCCCTGATACAAATCCACACAGAGATGCGTCTCCCCTGGTGTCGGTTATGTCCTCCGATGTGATCTCAGTGACTCCGCGACGTATCGATATCCTTGCTATCACGAGCTGGTATTTTCCGTCGGTACGTATCGGGTCCGGCACCGTAGGATTTTCAGCGGCGCTCTCTCCCTGCACGACCTTCACGTCTATTCTGCGTTCGTTCTCGTCGCACTCGACCACTACGCTGTCTATTCGGTCCCCTCCAGAGGACGACGCCTGGAGTGACAGTGACTGCGGCGTTCCGAAGTACCTGACCGCACCGTTTACGTGCACGTATCCCACTGCGACTTCCAGGTTCATGCCTCCCGCAACCGAAACGGTCATTCCGTCCTCGAACGTTCCGTTCGTGAACAGGTATCCCATGTAGTTTCTGAATATACCGGCGGGGCATCCCTCGGCCTCGTCGAAAATGTATGCCTTTTCGTTCATACGGCTGGTCCTCCTTAGTGTTATATATCTTCGCTCCAGATGGGTATCGCGTTGAGTAACGTGATTTTGTCTTTACGTATGACGCTAATTGAACCACCACCAGAAGATGAATTGGTGTCGAAATATATAGATTTTATTGACGTACGTATGTCTATGTTGCTACCATCGTATAAGCCATTTACACTGAACGTGTTTGACGTAAAATCATATACGCATTCAACGCCCAGTAATCCTCCTACTTCAACACGTCTTACTGGGGTGCCATTTTCATAAACAGCACTGTAAAAATTTCCCACATATATGTTGTTGTTGGAATCGTCTTTTCGTAATACCACGTTGACGTAAAAATCGTCTAAATAGGACGTGTAATTTGTATACGCCGCAAAAGCGTCCTTAGCAATCTTGATACGCACGATCATCGTATTGGGTGCCTTGTCAGCGCTGTCGAAGTTCGGAACAGTAGTCGTCCAGTGGCCAGGATACAGGCTGCTTACGTGACTGCTGCTCGAAGTCGTTACGCCTGAGTCGAGCGTCGCATTCATGTCATCGCGGCACTTCTCGACGTCCGCGGCATACCCGTCCATCTTGGCCGTCACGTACGCCTGTTCCGCTGTTATCTTCGCGGATATCGTCTCAATCTGCGACGCGACGTCCTGCGAGAACGCCGCCTTCTGTGACTCGAACCACGTGCTGAAGCTTCCCGTCGTGTTAGCAATGATATCACCCACAGTCTCGTCGTATATCGCGATCACCGGCGACATGTCGTTGTCGCATGCCGAGCGGATCAGGTAGCCACACTTGTTACGGTCCATCCTCGTATCTTCTACGTCCGCGTCGGTTATCTCGGCCGCTCCAGGCCTTACGTGCACGTACGCAAGCACGAGCTGCCAAACGTTGTCGTCGCGTACGATTTCCGGCGCCGTCGGCGTCTCTGAAGCCGCTCCGGACACGGTTCTTATCTCGATAGCCTTGGAGGGTACGTCGAGCTCCAGTACGACTGCGTCGATCCTGCCGATCGCGGGATCAGGAGCGGCTATCGTCACCGTCGTATCGTCAGTGAACGTCTTGGATGCTCCCCTTATGTGTGCGTATCCCCCCGGTACCGTCAGCAACATGCCTCCGGCGGGGGACACGAAGAAGTCGTTCACCGATACTCCCTCGGAGAACATATGGTGCATCCAGTCTCTAAAGTCCTGCGCGTCGTATATGCGGTCGCCGTCTATGCTGTCAAAGAACATTGCCTTACCATTCATTAGCGTCGCCTCCCTTTGTCCTTGGCAGCGGGTTCCCGAACGTCGGGAACACGCTGAATGTGCTTCCTATGTACTGCTCCATTATCGAGGTAAGCCTGAGGTCGGCCTTTATGCCCCACTCCGGCTTCATGATCGTCACGACGTCGCCCAGGTCGTAGTCCTTCTTGTATGAGAAGTTCACCGTCGGCAGTACCGTGCACTCAACGGAGTCTGATACGATGCACTCGGCCTGCTTCTCTACCGCCCTGGCATGAAGGAGCTCCTGATATTCCGCGTCGGTCATACCCTCCTCGAGCATTATGTCCTTCGCGTCGACGAACGTCTCGCGAAGGTCAAGTCCCTCGGCGCCTACTTCCTTGTACTCGTAGACCTTGCGGGCCGATCCCTCGCCCTGTCCTCCCACGTAGAGCGCCGTCTTGTAGTAGATGTCGCTCCGCTCGTGAGTCGCCTGCGAGAGGTTTGCGTAGTCGTCGGAGAATATCACCTGGTTACGGTCGTGCTGCGATGTTGATCGGTCGAGCCCGTCGTATACCTCAAATATCATCCTACGTGACGCGAAGTCGGGACGGACCCTGAATCCGTGGCCGCTCGCTTCTGCGAGCGCCGTCTCAATCGACAGGAGATTCTTCCATGTGGCCTGCTTGCGTACTGTGTCTGTGAATCCCGCGAGTTCTCCGAGCACGAGTCCCGGGATTGACACA